GGATACCAGAATGGTGTCGCTCCGTCAGGATGGGCCGAGGCGCCGGTAGTGATAAGTAACGCTGCACCTATTAATAAATATCTCATACATCTCCTACCATGGTTATGAAAGCTGGGGTCGTCTCCCCGATCCAGGCGCCAGCCTGATTGAATTCGTGATACTCTTCTGCCTCTTCCCAGGTCATGCCCTGGTCCATCAGTTTTTTAATCACCTTGTTTCGATCGTAGCAAACCACCGGCACTTGACCGAACCTGGATGAAACCCCGGCGATACAATCGTCGAACCCGTCCATCAGTTGATATTCTTCCAGCCGATCGTCTAACCAGGTTCTCGTTGTTACCATGAAATTTTTCTCACGGTAGTTTTCATTCGAATTGTTCATTCCGCCTCACCTGTTCATCGATTGCCATTTGGGTGGTAGCTGCATAGCCTGCGGCATCCACCATGTTGTCCCGCTTTGGTCGGTGCATCTGCCTGGCTAGTTTAATGGCGATACACATAAGCCCCACGGTTTCCGGAGGGATCGCGTCACGCTCCAGAATTGTTCCCCAGAATTCACCGATCTTGGTAAAGTTATCGAGGGGGTGATCGTAGGCCCACTGACGTTGGCCGTGAACGATTTTGTCTGCCTCCTGCAGAATAGATTCTTCATTTTCCGTGTACCGCATTTGCGGGTCGTATTGTTCTTTTTCTTCAGCCATCTTTGGGCACTTTATATGTATGTGAAAAATTTTACATCGAGGGCACAGCCCTTCGATCTTAGGACTCATTTTTTCGGCCGTCGCAGCATTCAAAATTTGCCATTCCGCACCTGGGGCAGTGGTAATGCCCATGCGCGAATTGGAGTCCAGGTGACCTACAGAATTGGCAGGTCATAGATTCAGGTTCATGAATTTGTATTCCACCCTGGGTGGCTTTTTGGGTTGTGTCATTTCCCGGTGTGCCAGGATCAGGACAAGACCCAGCACGATACACGCTAAAAGTAAGATTGTTTTTAGATCCATTTCCTTCCTTATGCAGCTTGTTCATCGAGTCCCCAGAACATGTCCGATAATTGCTGTTCGGTGACCATGATCCAATTGCCTGAACCCTGTGGCTCCTCGATTCGAATGAGTTCTTCTTTACCGTTGATGGTATCCAAAGTTTCACCTGGTTTTGGATTGTCGTGGGCTTCAAGGATCTGATCGACCCTACCAGCCAAATCTTTTCTCAGACAGCCGCAGGACCTGGTGATTTTCTGTGTCACCAGATTGTCTTGAATCACTTTTTTGTTTCCGCAGGTGCATTGATACAGACCGTAGCTGGTGCGTTTTTCACCCTGGTAGCAGGGGAATGATTTGTAGTGGTCGTGGCTTAAATAGGTTAGCCGTGATGGTTCACCTTGAGTGCGCCGAATACAGCCACAGCTTTTGGTGTGCTTATGTCTGACGCTCCACTCCAGGATTGTTTTTTCTTTTCCACAGATACATTGAAATACTGAATATCTTCCGCGGACAGGATGGGTGTGGCTGTATTTGACAAACGTCAATAACGTGCCGTCTACCCTTCCTTCCAATGGTTCAAACGTTCTTGGCATAAAATCTCCGTATTTAGATGCTCAGATCGGCCGCTATTGAAAGTTTTTGACCGACCCTTAGGTTTGTATACCCCTAAAATATAGCCCTGAGGCTCCACCTGGGTGATCCACGTGTGAGCTCAGCCTAAGTTAGACTCGTGGGCCCAGACTCAGGGCTAATTCGGGGAAGCGTCATCGACACCGTGAAATTCTTCAGCGTAATTCGCATAGGTTTACGACGCATGAATGTAGGCCTTGGTAGCCTGTGTGCAGACGCTTGTAACCTGAAGGCCGTGGCTGAATTCAGGTGAATTATGCACCGATCTGGTGGTCTGCGGTCGTCGCTTAGCCGTGACGCTTTTGGTGGATCCTGAGGTTGTCAGGCCTCCACCAATAATATCTTTGATCCTGATTTAATTTTCCCGTCCACCCTCTCTATCGCCAGGCGACCTGCCTCTTCCAGAGATTTGAGAACGTAATCGTATTCGGCGTGTCCGCCGCCTAATTTTTTAGATGCATTCAATCTTTGCCATGTGACCTCACCGCCCCGTTCAGCGATGTATGTCACAATCTTCGATTGTTTACTTTGGTGCTGGGATTCTCCCAATTCGCCGCTGAACAGGTAGCGAGTACACTGCTCCGCGTAGGCATTGACTGATATCCCACCCAGCATGGCTGCCTCCGAAATTTCGGTGGCGTTGGGATCCATCAGGTACTGACATGTAATCGCGGTCTTCAGTGCGCCAGGACTCCAGCGTTTAATGAATGGGTCCAGGGTCTTCTGAAGATTTCCATCTGTGTCTTGTAGTCTCTTAAAGAGACCTTCGTGATACTCATCAAATAACTTCCAAGCCTTTTCGCTCACGCCGTATTCGGTCTGGACGGTCTTATGGTCCAAACTGCGAAACACCTGGTCCATGAGCTGGTAGGAATCGCAGTCTGAAATGCTGGTCGTCCCCATGGGCCGTGGTGCCGGGATCGCATCGTTAGGCGGTGGCCGGAATAAAAGAAATCTAGCCAGGAACCCAGAACCAGCATCCTGTGCAGTTAATAACCCTTGAAGAAATTCGATGGTACTGACACCTGCGATCGAGATGGTTGGATTCTCCAGGATCTTCGAACCCCGGCTGATCGTCACTTCTTCAAAGTAAGTTGGGACGTCGTACAGTTCGGTCAGCATCTGCCTGAGTCCTTTATTGTGCTGCGACTCCAAAGATGCTAACCAGGATCCGAATTCAGACAGTAACCAACACCCACCACCGGTCTCCCCGATCCGATTCAGACAGGCTTCCCAGCTGGACTTAGCCGGCAAAATTCTTCTCTGGCTTTTAAATTGTTCCAGTAAATTTAAGTTGTACTGGAGATCCTCGTCATCTTCTGGTTTCACCCCGGCGTCGATCGCAGATTTGATCCGATGTAACAAATCGTTGATCTCTCTGATGACCGAATTTTCCTTAGCCCCCAGTACGGCAGATCCCATGTTCAATCCAGTGGTTTTATAACTACCAGATCGATCAATGCAGAGGACCCAGGTGTTAGGGAACAGGCGGACGAAGTAGGTGCCCTTGGGGATGACGAGCTTGGTACCCGCCTGAGCCGCGAACGAACAGAGTGCTGCCGAAACGATGATGATCGGCGAAGCTTCCGTCAGTTTCGCGGCGTCAGTGGCGTAGTTCCGGAGGATCGGTGGCAGTGATGATAAGTCAAACTCATCTGGTGCCTGATCGACAAGGATCGATTTACATATTCGTTCCATGTCTCCGGGGCGTGGTATATGTACGGTTTTCTGTACATGCGCCAGGTGATCAGCTTTCCTTCTAAATAGCTGATGCATTTTGACACCGATTGATTGCAAGACATCTTGCGTTGAACAACCGGCATGGCACCGAACCAAAATTTTATCCTCAGCCATGGTGACTGATAGCGACGCTCGTGAGTCGTTATGCGTAGGGCATTTCGCATTCCACGTGCTACCAGAAAAACTACCAGACGGTAGTTTCGCCAGGATTTCCTTGTGTGTGCCCTCAAGGTCCTGGGGCAGGTCAATGTTTGGATTAAAACCTGGCCGTGGCGACCTTTGGCTGAGGATCTTCGTCTCTGGTTCGATCCAGTCTTCTGCGACGTCGTAAATCGCATCTTCTAATTTTGCTGCCTGTGCCTCAGGTGACCCTGGATATTTTAATAGCCAGTCGGAGACATCACCGCCGCTGTCGAGGCCAGGCAGCCTCACTACGCTAATGGAAGGGACTACATTTTTAAGTGCCCTACCGATGTTATCTACATATTTTTCACCAGCCTTGTCTCTGTCTGGTAGAAGGTAAACAACTTGATACCTTGAAAAATATTTCTTCCAAAAATCATTATGTACTTGTGACGGCCCACTCGATCCACCTGGGATACAGGTACCAGGTAGTCCTAAATCGATTAGGGCTTGTGCGTCTTTCTCACCCTCGACGACGATACATGATTCGGTCTGAATCGAAGGAAGTCCGTATGGAACTCTCGTTTTTGAATCATCATCCCAATGCCAATCTTTTGTGCCGTCAGATTTTATTCTAAATCGTCTGAAATTCTTTCCTGGGAATTTGACCATTCCATACAGAACCCGCCCATCTACATCGTGGTAGTAGAAAGTTTTTGTTGGCTCCATGCGCTTACTTTCACTGTAATAAAACCATTCTTTTCAGGATCAAGATCAGCGCGCTGCACGTGTAAATCGTCGACTTGACAGTCGTCCTCGAAACAGGGCAACGCGTCCTCTACAATCTTGATCAGATTTGAGATATCCCGTCTTCGCCTGTCCGGAGGATGCACGATAATTTCCAGTGCAACTCGTTCAGGCTTGGGAAATTGGATCTGTTCATCCTTGAACAGTTCCTCACATCGCCTCTTGTATTTCCGGGCTTTCGCCGAAAGAATATTTCGACCATGGACTGCGCGGTACATCGAATTTATACTCGGCGGCCAGGGTAATCTGCATTCGAAATTTCTCATTAATTAACCTGATTAATTCCGCTACAGCGATCTTAGCGTCCGGTGATTGGATACTCGTTGCCAGCTCGTCTGACATCCAAATTCTGTGTCCCTCAGAATTTATTGCATTCCCGTTTGATTTCGGTACCCCTTCACGTCTGAGTTTGTAAAGGATTTCCGCTTCACGGGCACGGGGTAGGGTCGTTTTATTTCTCCAACGCTGCACGCAGGTTAAATTTGAATCAACCGCATTTGCGATATCTTGGAGTGTAGCTCCCCATGTTTGTTCGATTTCTTTTATCAGTTCAACGAACTCGTCAGAATTATCGTTGAAATGTTTGTCTTCGGTCATAAATGTGAGCAGCCATTCTTTGACCGCGTCGTTACACCAGTAGTATTCGGTTAAATCTGGTGTCAGATCCTGCCCCTGAAAAATCATCTTGGGGGCACGATTTTCGTTGGCGATCTGAGAACGATGGAGGGCCTGCTCTTCCTCCAGTGTTCCACCTGGTCTGGATCCAACGATTAATAAATCTTTGTACCAGGGATAATTCTTCAATGCAGATCGGATGTGGGACATCCTGGACCTGGAATGATTGGTGTGACCTACTTTTATAAGGTCATTTTCTAATTCTGTTTTTACTCTGAAAACATAAATTCCCATAGCGTCTCCGATGAAAAGGGAAACCGGGGCTTCCTGCCCCGGCAACTTATATTAGGACCAGACTTCAGCGCCTACGGGCTGTTGTGCTGGTTGTTGTGGTGGGGCCGTGGCAGCAGCCTGTGGTTGAATTGTCTGATTTCCTCGTTGAGCTGAGGATTGTGCACCCGCATTATAGGGGCGGATAGACTTCCAGTGGCCGAAGGATTTGGAAGGGTCCTTTTTGGATGGTTGCACGTCCCACTCGACGATAACGATCGAACCTGCGAAATCATCGAGGGTGTTAACCTGATTCAGACCGCAGGCTTGTGCCAACATGCGGACCCGCCGACGACTGGATTTGTGCTTGATCTCCCAGTTATCGTTGTAGCTGGGATCGTTTGCGTCAGGCGCAGCATAGATCATTTCAGGCAGCCAGGTGCCTTCGAACTGTCCTTCCAGGATGTTCAGGTTAATCATGTGATACGGGTGGTCGCTACCGTCCCTCATGGGGGTGGGATTCACCGAATTGACCTGGGCGATGTACTGCCCAGAAGGCACTTCCCAGGATTTTGTAAACGACATCTCGTCGTTTGATTCTTCTTCATTTACGTTGTCGATTATAAACGACGGTGCTTCAGGTAACATAGGCGCGTCTCCGTTAGGATTTATTGCGGTTTGCAGCAATAGCGTTTTTGTATGCTGCGTATAGATCAGTCTCGCCTTCTGCCAGACTGAGTTCAGTGGGTAGTCCGAATCGATTCTTGCAATCAACTCCTCGACCGCCCTGGGCGATGATGTATCTTTCATCCGTCGTGAGGGCTACTTTATCCTTCCTGGAAAATTTACCCTGCGACGTTTGAACGAATGTGCGATACGCCATGAATAAGAATGCGTCGCACCATCGCTTGACATCTGCGGCTACGTGCTTGTTGGCAGTCAATTCGTAGCCATCGTAAGTATCAAGGTGAGGTTTGTTGATACTTTTGATCGAGGTGTGCGCGACAACGATGATTTCCATTTCGCGGTTATCGCGCAGCCAGCCCAGCGCCGCCAACACCTTCGCCATTTTTTCTCTGGCGTAGACGTAAGCTTTTCCGTAATCAATCTGCTCCATGCTTTTGATTTTCAGGTCCTGACAGACCTTCGCTTGGGCTAGTTTCTCGATGCCGTCGAGGGAATCCAGGACGACGGTTTGGAACGCATGGTCACCTGTTTTCAGAAAGTGAAGTGCCTGACCTAAATGATCCCAGAGGTCTGCATTCGCTTCCAGGGTATCCTGCGGTACCAGTTGTGCCTGATACCTGAGCCCCTTGATAGCCATAATTTCACTGGCGCCGTCATCTGCGTTGAGCAGAAACGGCTCGTTCGCGCTGAGTGCGAACCAGGATTTTCCGACCCCAGGTTCCCCTGCGATCGTGGTGATGATGGGCCGGAATTTTGGTTCCGACTCAAACGCACTCATATCGAGTGCGGGTGGTGGCTCTACTGGAGCCAGTTGTGGTTTAGCTGCCATTTGCATCTCCGTGTTTCCAGTCTGCAATTCTTTTTTCCATGTCCATCATTCGGACCTTCAGCCCACACCGCAGACAATTAAGGTGTGGTCCAATACGTTTAGAATCCGACATCCACCAAACAGGATTCGGTTCGATCTTTTTTTCGCATAAACAAGGGAAGTTCCCATTTTTATCCTTGCGGTATCCCAGGTCATGCAGCCTCTGGATCCGCGCTCGATCCTTCTTGCGCTTTTCGTTCTGCTCGTTCGAAAAAAGCCCGCTGGGCGGCTTGCTGGGTGTGCTCTTCCGGGTTTTCGAATAGCCTCTTGATTTGGCCCGCGGTCGCTCGGCAATTAATGACGAGAGTTCTGGCGGCAACGTTATCTGATTCACTGAGCGCTCTTTCGGCCATCTCCAAATGGCGGATTAGTGTGTCGAGGTTACTTTTGATTTCTTTCATTTTCCCTCCGCATGATTCGGTCGTAGCACGCCTGCTGTTGAGGTGTGACAGAAAAAAACCTGCCGAAGAATTCCTTCAGCGTTCTATATTGATCGTGCTCGTTTGATGAGGTCATCAGTTGGTACAAAAAAAGTTTCGTGGCAGTACTGGTACGCCTGGCACCATTTGGGTTTACATAGGAAATGACCCCGTGCCAGAGGGAACCACCCATTATCGAGCATGAAGTTGTACTGCTGTAGTTTTGCAACACTTTCATAGATATCTTCTCCGGTGATATCGAACTTAATAATTTGTGGTTGCCCCCCGGGAATCCACACGTGAATCTCGCAAGCCGGGATTTCGTCCAGGTTGCGATCGACCATCAGCCAGAATGCATAACTGGCAAGCTGCCAGCGCCATTCGTGCTGCATGGAAATTTGATAATCGGTTAATTTCTTTTTCTTGCGCTTGAGATCGATGAT